GTGCTGTTGTCACCTTAATTTATCGCGGGGACACGCGAACAAGGGTACGAAGCCCCCTCACCCTGGCTAAACACCTCCTAAAACAGAAGGCCCGAGCGGTCGCGCACCATATAGGCAGCGCCAACGCGCACGGAGAAGAACTCCGCTGGGAGTTCTGATAGTGGGTCCCCGCTAGGGGGACGCAGGTAGACTATACCCGCAGAGAAGACCAGCGCTAAGGCTGGAGACGCTGCATCGAGGGAGTCAACCCGGTCTCCCGGGCGAGGCCTGAACGTCCACTTCACCACTGGGGTGGAGGGAGACAGGACCATCTCCTGGTGGCCCGCGTACAGTCTCAGGGAGTTGCCCTTAGGCTTCTCCGCGTCCGTTGCCCAGCTCTTGCGAACTAGGGCTCCAGTCACCCTGCCCCCGATCAAGGTGGGGTCAAACACGGAGATCGAAATCTCCACGTAGGCCTCGACCAATTTGTGGTCGAGGTCAGCTACGGCTGCTGACAACTCCTTGCCACAGGGCACTAGGCTGAACACGGCACGTTTGCCGTCCCAGGTGTATGGGTCACACCAGACCTCCTCACGGCGGTATCCTCCGGCTGAGGCGATACCTGGACGGGGCGCTTGCGCCACCGGCCGTGGGTTTCTGTTAGTTTGTGCTGGTGGCGCTTGCTGACCACTCGGGGGAGGCTGGCTGAGTCGGGACTGAGCCCTTCTCCGCTTCGCCTCCTTCTTTGTGATCTGCCCGCGTTGCACCATCAGGGAAAACCTGTCTTGTTGTTGGCTCATGTTTCTCAGACTTTGTTGTTCTCTTAAAGAGTTCCTCGACGCATGAGTCAACCCTAGCCAGGATTGTTTCTCCGTTTCGCAGATGACGAAGATCATAGGCCAAACCGGCTCGGAGCTCTGGAGTATACTCAGGTAAGCTATGGGAGAGGTAACGGAAAACCGTCTTCATCCAACTCTCTGGCTCACCCTTCCATGTCTGATTGAAGTGCGTGGAACAAAAAGAGTACTCCCCGTCTGGTCGTGTTTCCACTCCCTTGACAGTGAACCCGAAGTTCCTATATGCCTCCAACATACCCTGGACGAATTTCTCTAAGGCATCGTCACCCATTTGGGCTCCTTCCGTCATTTCATCCTCGTCAAAATCGTCACACTCGATTTGGACATGCGAAGCCAAGATATGGCGCATGTGCGAGTTGTTCGAGCTGGTATTAAAACAACCAGAAGGGAGGACGCCCGGCTCTCGCTGAGCGAACATCTCCCCCGAGGGGAGGACAAAAACCTTACGGGCAACACAATGATGTTGTGCCCTGACCAATTTAGCCCACCCACTCCCCTCCCCACCAGCAACCTGCACTCGGTACTCAGCAGCGTCTTCAAGCATCCAATTCTTGACGGACCAGTCCCAAGCACTCACGTCCGAAGACGCCGGCTTGACACGTTCCTCATACTTCTTGAACCAATCATACAACGACTGTTTTCCCTCATCGTGCAGTCCCATACCGGGCTTAAATGACGAATGATCGCAATGATCGATCTCTGTCTTGTTTTGCAGAGTATACAGAACACGCTCCACCAGTGTATCCAGAATAGACACACAGGAGATGATTCTGTATCGCTCCTTGTCCAACTTCTCCTGTTTGTGGGGTTCATCCTTGATGAATGTGTACACAGGGTCACAGGCTCCAAGTTCTACCAACTGCACAGGGGTCAGACCGTCTTCGAGGGAGAGTTCCATAAGGACCTGCAACCTTTGGACGACCAAGGACACGAGACCGCGGCGGTCTGCTAACCACGTCTCCTTCTTACCAGCAACTACATTAAACGGCGCCCCACTAGCCGTATCCGGTTCAGAAGCCTCAATTGCGAGAACAATGTTCTTCACTAGGAGTGGGGCTCCATTGAGGTCTTCCTCGTCACTTAGAAGCCACTTGCTCGATTGAGCAAGGCATTCTCGTGTCGCCTGTTCACTTTGCGCGACGCGACCTCCGCCAACTTCTGTTGGTAGGCTGTCTCGAAACGCTCCGGGAACGCCACGGCCCGAGCTTGCCAGGTCTTCCATGATTCCTCTTGTCCAGGTCTGAATGAATCCACTCGGTGGAGACCAGTTGCCATGAACGTCAGCTTTTCGAACGGCGACGGCCTTTCGGGCGACGCCGCTCCAGAACTCTTGGACGGCTTTACGGATCGCGCGTCGACGGTTTCCCACCGACGGCTGCTTACATTCTGATTGGGGACGGAAGAGGGATCCGTGGTACCCGAGGGAACGGAGGAGGCCTTCTCGGCCTCGCCTTGGCCATCCGAGACCGTTGAGCTCTGGGAAGAACTCTCGGATTTCTCCTCTGACTTTTGGGTCTTTGACCGGGGCACCTCTTGTTCCCTTGTATTGTCCGACATATTTGAGGAACCCTCCTGACGTGATTTCAACTTGGCCAACTTCCGGCGCGCATTCCTCTTTTGGCTTTTCGTTAAAACGATAACCTCCGAGGTCTTTGAGCTGGTCGAGGCGGGTTGGGCACACGGGGACTCGGTATCCTTGCAACTTAATGTCTCGCACTTGCTTGATTTTCCGGTAGATGTGGTCGAAGAAATAACCTTGGCGGCCTTCGTGGGGGCTTGCCATTCCCGGACTTTTGGGAAGTCCTCTACAGCTGATTCAAACTTGAAAGGAGTGGCGTAGTACTCGTCAAGATTGTCGTCCTCGAGATCATCGGCCCAGAAAGCGTAGTCAGCCTGTGCTCCATAATTGAAGGTAGAGGTGTCTTTCTTACTGGTCCAAACCTGGATTGCTCCAGTGGTCTTAGCAGCAGTTTTACGAGAGTGACCCAATTCATCCCATCTGAGATCCTTTTGGTCAAACTTGTCAAACGTCTCCGTGACCTTGCCGAGTTTCTCCGTGCGAAGCCGAAGCATCACCGCGGAAACGATGTCTATCAGAGGAACACCATAATTCTTGCCTGTTTCAGCATTGTAGCCACAGTGAAGACCGATGATATTTCCCGACGCACTGTACATGGGGCACCCAGACCAACCAGCGAGGGTTGACGACCCATGGGACAACTCTAGGGCGGAAGCACCAAAGTTCACCATGCCCGTCGACTCGTAGGTGTGGATTCCGTTGGCAGAACCCGACATGCGGACAAGACCTCGAGTGAATGCCTTGCCGACCGCGATTCCACAGCCCAGAACTGACAGTGCCAAACAATCAGCGTAGACCACAAAGTCCAATTTCTCAGACTCCATGACCTTAGTCATCTTGGGCAAGTTAATCTGGTGTTGTTTCCAGCGGGCGGCCATAGGTCCATAGAACTCAAGCTTATCAGCGACATGCTTGGCGGTTGCCACGAAAGTCCTCCCAGCGACTGAAAACCGGAAACCCGTGCCAACAAATTGGTCGCCAGAGAACAACAAGAAAGCCCCCTTACCCATATCAGCAGTCTTTAACTCCGAATTAGGCATGGCGGCTTCAGGTTGCTTTCCTCCCAAAAGAGGGAGGCAGCCAAGTTGAGACAAAGGAACGATAACAGTGAACTGAGATCCATTAGCCTTGATAATCAGTGCGATTTTGCCATTTACTATCCTATAATCGGAGAGTTCTCCGAATTGCTCCACAGCAACATAGGACTCCAAGACTCGACGTCTGCCAAACCAAAGTCTAGCAAACGGGAATACGAGGATAGCGTAAAGGAAAGAAGAGCCCAATGATAGCACGAACTTCCAGAGGCGGCGGAAGAGTGATAGAACAGCAAAAGAGAGATGAGCGACAATAAACCAAACCACAGAGGCGAACAACACGCCCAGGTAGAGGCAGAAGAGACCTGAGATGAAAACACCTAGGTACTCAGCCCACCTCACACCGGACAAGTCGACGCTACTGAAGAAGGTCATGCGACCCACCACCCAATACTGTGAGTAACCCTTGACCCACTCCAAAATGACAAACCAGTCAACCTCCGGATTAAGGAGTTTGACCAGAATGACAATGCTAGCAAAGAGCGTGTATAGAGACCAAAATGCTTGTGTGGTTTCACTCATTGGTACAAAA